GAAGAAGTGCCTGCTCAGCTCAAAGACTTTGAAGATGCCTTTGAGATGCTAAGAGAACTCTATATGTATGGCCATGTTTTGTGTGAGAGTGACTGGGCTATAGATCAAAACTGGGAGAAGACAGGCTGGTTCGAAGATGATACATGGGGCAGGGCTAAAGTAGATGCCTTTGTCTATGAAGAAGGCATATCTAAAGAAGCTAGGGTCATAGATTTTAAAACAGGAAGGTATGAAGGTAATCAAGAATCACATAGAGAGCAGTGTGAGCTGTATGGTGCTGTTTCTTTGAGTAGGTATCCGGAGCTAGAAAAGATTACTACAGAGATGTGGTACTTAGACCATGGTAAGATAGATAGGTATATCTACACACCGGAAAGCATAAAAGTAAAACGTGAGCGTCTCAATAATAGAGCACTGGCTATGACTACGGCTACTGAGTTCCCAGCGACACCTTCTATGTTTAAGTGTAAGTGGTGTTACTTTGGTAAACAGAATATGTGTAGAGAGGTTATGCGATAGATGTCACAGATGATTCTTTTTCCACCTAGCGCGGAGTGGTCAATACCTAATTCTTTTCCTGACTTGAGAAACCAGAAAGAGGTTGCCATTGACCTAGAGACCTGTGATCCGTGGCTCCTGTCTCATGGTCCAGGCTGGGCGTTTAAAGATAGAGGATATATTATTGGTATCGCGGTGGCGACTGATGGATGGTCTGGTTACTTCCCTATCGCACATAAGTCTGGGGCTAACTTAGATCAAGCGGTAGTAAGACGATGGCTACAGAAACAGCTTGATGCACCTAACGATAAAATATTCCATAACGCACAGTATGATGTAGGTTGGTTGAAAGCATCTGGCTATACAATCAATGGCAAGATACATGATACCATGGTGGCTGCTCCTCTGCTAGATGAAAATAAAAGAAGTTACTCTCTTAATAATCTAGGTAAGTATTACTTAGGGACTATTAAAGATGAGACTATGCTGACTGAAGCAGCCCACGCCTTTGGGATTGATCCTAAGTCAGAGATGTATAAACTTGCCCCTGAGTATGTAGGTAAGTACGCTGAGCAAGATGCAGCTATGACTTACGAGTTATGGCAGATACTAAAAGATGGCATACAGACTGACGATGTCTCAGAGATATATGAACTAGAAAGTTCCCTCATACCTAACTTGATTGACATGCGTAGGAAAGGTGTACGCATAGACACAGATAAAGCTCAAGAAGTTAAAAAGTATTTAGCTAAAAAAGAATCTAAGATAATTCAAGAAGTTAAACGCTGGTATGGAGTGGAGCCGGACCTCTGGGCAGCTCAGTCTCTGTCTCAAGTTTTTGACAGGGCTGGGATAGATTACCCTAAAACACCTAAGACTAACGCACCCAGCTTTACAGCAAACTGGCTAGAAGAGCACGACCACAAGTTACCTAAAGCTATAGCACAAGCAAGAAAGCTCAATAAAGCTAGGACTACATTCATAGATAAAATGATACTAGAACATTTAGTAGATGGCAGGATACATGGGGAGCTGCACCCACTGCGTTCTGATGTAGGAGGCACAGTCACTGGTAGATTTAGCTGCTCTAACCCTAACTTACAACAGGTTCCGGCTAGAGATCCAGAGATAGGTAACTTGATTAGAAGTTTATTTTTACCTGAGGAAGGTTGTCACTGGGGCTGTTTTGACTACTCTCAACAAGAGCCCAGACTTACTGTGCATTATTCTGTCATCACTCAGCAAGAGGGTGCAGAGGAAGCTGCGTTTGAGTACACTAATGATGACGCTGACTTCCACCAGATTGTAGCCGACATGGCTAACATCAGCCGTAAAGAAGCTAAGATTATTAACCTTGGCTTGAGCTACGGTATGGGTAAAGATAAGTTGACTACTCAACTAGACATTAGCCCAGAAGAAGCTGAAGTCTTGTTTGATCAGTATCATCAGCGTGTGCCGTTCATCCGTGGCCTACGAGACTCTACCGCAAGGATGGGTTCTAACAGAGGCTATATCAAAACTATACTCGGCCGTAAGTGTAGGTTTAATTTATACGAGCCCTTTGACCGTAGGGAGTTACCTCTACCGCTGGACGAGGCGATGGAGGCGTATGGAGGAAAGCTCAAAAGGGCTTATACCTATAAAGCTATGAATCGTTTGATACAAGGCTCAGCAGCAGATATGACTAAGAAAGCTATGCTCGATCTACATAAAGAAGGGCTCATAGCCCATACACAGGTTCACGATGAGCTAAACATATCTATAACAGATCAAGCTGAGTGCGAGAAAGTAATAGAGATCATGCGTGACTGTGTTGAGCTAAAAGTTCCTAACAAGGTAGACGCAGAGATAGGCACAAGCTGGGGGGATGTAAAAGATTACAAGGTGTACTTTAATGAAAGCTCGTGACGGTAGAAGAAGTGAGTTACGCAGTGTCTACTTTCAGATCTATATGACATACAATAATTCACACGTAACGCTAGAAGAACTAGGTGACAAGTACCACGTGTCAAAACAGAGAGTATGGCAGATCGTACGCCTCTGTAAAATAGGGGATGGTAATTACTTCAGGGGTCTAGAAAAATTAAATGAAGTAAAAAAGAGTTACAAAAAAGAGTTCCCTGAGGCAAGCTCTAAAACTATTAACGAGCTGACACGAGACTGGATGAAACTTAAAAACATAAGATTGATAAAGAACGGTCATGGGTAAAATAAATTCTAGGCACAAGGGCGCGAGCTTTGAAAGAGAAGTCGCCATGCACCTCAATGTCTTTTTTGAAAGTATCGGCGTGCCGCTAAAGGTAAAGAGAAACTTAGAACAGTATCAAGAAAAAGATCTAGGCGACCTCAACGTTCCCAACCATACAATAGAATGTAAACGCTATGCCAACGGTAACTGGTACAAAGAAGAGTGGTGGCAGCAGGTAGTAAACTCTTGCGGCAACACCATTCCTGTTCTGATATGGAAGTATAATCGACAACCGATCAGAGTCTGTCTACCGATGCACGTGCTCACTAAAGGTAAGAAAGATCTAACTAAAACTGTAGTGACAACTTTTGAAGACTGGCTAGATATTCTTGCTAAAAATCTTTAGCAACATGCTATACTCTCTGGGTAACCAGTTTAAAGTAGTAGGTACGTTTAATCAATATAGGAGAAAAAACGTATGGCTCATGCAGTAGAAACTATGGCTTACGCTGGGGAAGTACCCTGGCATGGCCTCGGGGTAAAAGTCGATGACGACCTAACCCCTGATGAGATGCTGATAGCAGCAGGTCTTGACTGGACCGTAAGTAAACGTCACTTGTTTACTCACGATAAGCCGACTATCGAGGCTTCTGCTCAAGATAACCTTAACGACCTCGTGGCGTTACCTGAGCACTATGTTATAGTGCGTGACAGTGATAACAAGCCCTTTGGTCCGTGTGGCTCTAAGTTTGTACCTTCTCAAAATAAGGATGCGTTCCAGTTTTTTAAGAAGTTTACCGATGCAGGCCACATGAAGATGGAGACCGCTGGTTCTCTCAAGGGCGGTGAGCAGGTCTGGGGTCTGGCTAACGTCAGTAAAGACTTTGTCTTACCTGGAGATGACCGAGTGTTAGGCTACTTATTAGTGAGTGTTTCTCATAAGTGGGGTAAGTCTAACGAGATACGGTTTACGCCTGTCCGTGTGGTCTGTAATAATACGCTGAGTATGGCGTTAGCTGACCGTACGACGTCAGGTTTCCGTATGCCTCATACTACCTCTATAGACGCTGAAGTATTTCAAGCAGCGGAGGAGGCGTTAGGTCTGGCCGGTGAGCGTATGGATCAGTACAAGGAGGGTGCTGAGTTTCTTAGTTCTAAGAAATTTAATAAAGACTCCATTGTTACTTACATCGCTGACTTATTTCAGCCCGAGCTACTTAAAGAGCAGGCTGAGATAGAGAAGATGACTGATGTCAGGGCTATCGCGACTCGTCAAAGTATGGTTGATGAGTTTAAGAAGACGCCTTCTCTGGTACTACAGGCCGTGGAGGAGCAGCCCGGAGCTAACCTCAAGTCAAGTAAAGGTACTTGGTGGGGGGCTATGAACGCTGTTACTTTCATAGTTGACCATAAGTGGGGCTATGACCGAGACGCAGCGTTACATAACGCATGGTTCGGTGAGCGTGCCGCTCTCAAAACTAAGGCTATGGCTAAAGCTATTGAGTATGCTAAGGCAGCGTAACCTTCTAGAGGAGCGGTGTCATTCATCTTGACACCGTTCCTTTACTTTCTACTATACTTTTCATAACATATACCCTTACTGACGGAGATAAGGATGAGAAGAGACATTCGTAACTGGAGTGAGCCGACCACTGTGATTACTTTTTTAGGTGATCTACCGTGCTCCACGGACCACTTTGTGATTACTGAAGACTGCCCTAAAATATGCGGTGGTCTGAGGGCTGGTTCGCCCATGATGTATAACCCAGATAAGTATGCACCTCCTGGCTGGCTAACCCTTAAACGAGCTGCTGATATGTATCAAGAACATACCGGAAGACGTAAAGAGTTTACTACACGTAAAGAGGCACAGGAATTTTTATTTGATTATTTTAAACCTCTGGCAGTTGAGCCTACTGACGATGACTTCTCTGACTGGTACTTGAAAAAGAGAGACGAGGCACAGTCGGTAGATAAAAAAGATGTAAAATGGAGACCTTTAGCTTTAAACATGGACACACCTAAAAGAACACATACAGCCCTTCCTCTTGACAGTAAAATACTACGCAATGAGCAGAAGGTCGCTAAGTCTGACAAAAATAAAGAGCGTCATGCTCTCTACACTGGTTTAAAAACTATTAAAGAGATACTTGACGAGAACCCTGATATCAAACCAGCAGATATAAAGTATGATATCCGCTGTGGTTATGGGCTAGTAGGGGAGACCGCTTCACTATGAGAGTATCCGCTATTGAAAAAGGCGAGCCGATACCTCCAGTAACGCCGAGGAATAATAAGTACAGCTTCCATGAGATGGAAGTAGGTGACCACTTCACGGTTTTAGAGTACGAAGATAGAGATCTACAGAGGCTCAGAACTGCTGCTTGTAACTATGGTCGTAGGAATGGTAAGCAGTTTATCACCCGTAAGGTGCTCGAAAATGGTGTCTGGGTTTTTAAAATATGGAGGAAGGCGTGACAGAATACTTTATAGCACTTTTAGCTTTGATGATTGGTCTTTCGGTTGGTATACTGATAGGCTGCTACATCACCACAAAAGAAGCAAAAGAGGCGTACAGGGGTGCTAAAAAACTTAACGAGTTATTAAACCGACCATATGACTAGTCAGAAACTCACACCTAAACAAGAGAAGTATGCACAGAACGTGGCTAAAGGCATGCAGAAAAAAGAGGCTGCTAAACAGGCTGGCTACAGTGAGAAGAACGCTAGCCGTGCAGGTTCTATACTGAGTAGTGACGCTAACCCACAAGTAAAAAATAGAATACAAGAACTACAGACTAGAGCTGCTGATAAAGCTGAGCTCACTTTGACTACTCATTTAACAGACTTGAAGGATATCCGTGACGGTGCTGTGCGTAATGGTGCGTGGTCCGCTGCGGTAACTGCGGAAGTCGCACGAGGTAAAGCTGCAGGTCTGTATGTGAACAGAAGTGAGCTAACGGTTAACAGGGTTGACACCATGTCAAAGGAAGAAGTGTTGGCTAGGATGAGAGAACTATATGATGAGACTGGTGGTATATTGCCTCCAGGTAAAGTGATAGAAGGAGAGTGTGAAGAAAAATAAAAGAACGAGTCTTCTCCACCCAGGTGAGCAGGGGCATCAGGTTGAGCCAATACTTGGGTTACTGGCGGTAAGCTAAGTATATGGACGAGAGACAGGTTCAATGAACAAGGCTTGGACTCGTAGTGTATTCGAGATACACGTTCGTCGGTTATACTGACTAAATCACGTTGTGTACGTCAACGTGTGCCATATTATGGTCTGGGTTACCATAATAACGGTGGCCTTAATTGAACTAACCCCTGCACTTCACTACTTCTAGCTTTACCGTCATATAGTTGTAACTTAACCTTTTAGGGTTAAATAGGTTTATAGCCAGGCATGGTATCCTTTCCTATTTAACGTGCGGGGTGTGTCTTCACTTAAAGTAGGGCACATGGTTCTTTCTCCTTACATAAAAAAGTCCATGTGCTCTCGCCCCTGTATTAACTAACTATGGGGAAGACCATGTACTACATAACTAGAGCAGATAATAAAGGCATCTATGAGATAGGTGTACAAGCTCTTAAAAACTTTAAACCCGATGACGGAGTAGAATATTACGTCCGCAAGACTAAAAAGATTCCTAGCTTCTTTGACAGTGTACCAGTCTATGTAGGTGTAGACGGTAAACTCAAGAAGACTAACAAAGAGGCTACCGGCTGGTGTGACGGTTATTATGGCTAATAGCGAAGTTACTAAAGTCCGTGTCGTAACTTGCATAGTTTGTGGGTCAGTCTTTCCGACTGATCGTAAACGCAGGTCTGTGTACTGCTCACAAAAGTGTTTTAAAAAAGCACAGACCGAAAAGAACAAAAGCCTAAAGAATATAAGAGCTGAACAAGAGGGCGGTTGGTTAGAAGAATATCACTTGCCGCACGAGGCTGGCTTGAGTGAGTGTCATGTACCTGCTCATGTTTTAGAGATAGCAGATTACAGAGAAGAAGATAGACTCATTGTAGAAGATGTAGACAGAGTGTTCCGCGCCAT